CGCATGCCTCTACCCATCATTTGCACATATAAGCCTGGTGAATGTGTAGGTCGCAGCATTATAATTAAATCTGTATTTGGCGCATCAAACCCTGTTGTCAATACATCACAATTAACCAAAGCTCTGATCTCTCCTTTCTTATAATCAGCTATTAACTTATCTCTTTCTAACTGATTGGTATCTCCTGTTACCACGCGAGAAGTTATATTGTTGGCATTTAAAATACTGCTAACCATTTCTGCATGATTGATACCAGCGCAGAATATAAGCCATTGTTTTCTGTTTGCGCCTTTAATTAAAACTTCTTGTATGGCTTTGTTGGTTCTGCCGCTATCGTTCATCTTGGCTTGTAAGTCCGTTTGAATAAACTCTCCGCCCCTTATACCTACATCATCCAATTCGTATTCAGTATCCATACATTTAGTTACCAAAGGTGATAAATAACCGTCATCAATCAACCGAATAAAGTTATCGCCGCTTCCAAAGTCTATTGCGACATCATCAAAAATAGATCCCTCACCCTCAGTTAACATGCCAGAGTTAAGTCGATACGGGGTAGCAGTAAACCCAACCACACGTAAGTTTGGATTGCGTTCCTTAAGGGCGACAACGAGGGAACGATACATTCCCTCGCCGTCTTTTGGAACAAGATGCGCTTCATCAATAGCGAGGAGATCGAATAAGGGCAGTTGATCTACCTTGTTCCAAACTGATTGAAGCTGAGCATAGATAATATCATTATCTGTATCTCTGCTTCCTAAACTGTTGCCATACAAACCTATATCTCCATAGGGCCAAGCGTCTTGTAGCTTTTCGTAATTTTGAAAAAGTATTTCTTTAACATGCGAAACAATTAAAGTTTTTTGTTTTTTCTGCTCGTTCATATGCAATACAAAGTCTGCAATCACGTGAGACTTACCAGAGCCTGTTGGCATAACAACTAGAGGATTGCCGTCTTCTATAGCAATATAATTTTCTAGCGCATCTAAAGCCTCTTGTTGGTAATCTCTTAACGGCATTTATTTTTTTTCTTTTTGGGAATAAATTTATTTACAACTTTAGTTAACTTGCCAGACTTCATTATTCGATCAAGCTTATTTATTGTTTTATCTTTTTTGCTCTTCATTTTTAAAATCAGTTTTGACTTCTTTGCCGCTCGCATATTTTATTTTTCTAAAATGCTCTCCAGCACCTTTTTGATACTCATACCAAACTATTTTTTTGTCATCTTCTTCGGCTTGAAGTTTCTTTCTTTGTTTCTCTACACTTTTTTTATACTGAGTCATTTTTTCTTGATCCCCCTGGTAATTGTTCAACGTCAAACCAACCGCAAGGATAATTTACACCTCTCACTTGCCTTGACCTCGATATTTTTTACGCGTCTTGCGTTTATTTGTTCCAGACCCATTGCTAAGCCTTGAGTCGCCGATAGATGTTTTCTTTTTAATACTTTGTATTTTTTCTGTAGCCCACGTTTTTGCCATTGTTGTTTATCCTTGTTGTATTGCTTTTAAATATAAATTTTGCCAAAACTTAATTTGATATCTTAAGTCGTTGTTTTCTTCTACTAGTTTTTTTAAATCTACTTTGCTGTTGTCCCCTGGAATACAAATACTAAAAAATATTTTGTTTCTATCAACCTCTTGCTCAAACTTATCTCTTAATAAGTCTGGCAAGTTTTCAGCGTTAGGGTCTACCTTGTCAACATAGAAAGTCGCTCCCACTAAAACCTCTCGTTCTTTTCTTAATTCTTTCATAAATTTCTATTCATAAACCAAATAAAATAAAGCAAGCCACCCACAAAGTAGGTGGCTATTATTCCTAAGATCCAAAGAAAAAACTCAAGCAACGCAGTTATCCTCTTCATATTCTCTAATAGAAAAATGAAAACCGTGAGTCCTAGCCCAGCACTCAATTGCGTATCCTGTTTTTTTATCTGGCGCATCTAAATGGTCCCTAAAAGCAATAACAATTTCTGGTTTTTTTCTAGGCTTAAACCAAATATCTATATGGCAACTATCGTAAGGGTCTGTGTTTCCCAAACTAATCAAATCTTTAGATGTTTGACAAACATACATACCAGATATTTCTATAATGTCTGACAAGTGCCACACATCAAAATGTTTATTTATTTTTTGATCGCTGTTACTCATTTAGACGCCTCCTTATAAGCATGCTCAAATAAAGCTGGATGATGTTGACGAATGTACTCAACAAATTTACGCAACCTTTCGGTTGATTGCATATCATCTTGCACTTCGTCGCTGTACTTAGGAGCTGGTAATCCTGGCTGCAAAGCTTTCATACCTTCCCTTATAAAATCTATTTCTGTCATTGGCATAATCTTCTCCTCGATTAATTGTTTTACTAATATTATAAAATTTAAGTTGCTTTGTAAACACCTTTTGATATACTAAGGGTATATTTATTTTGGAGAACATAAATGAAGATAGATAAAAGAATGTCAGATTACGTGGACCACACTAGAGATTATTTGCAACAACTGGTATGTCAAATAGTTAAAATTTATTTACAGTCCGCTAGTCTTGAGATTTCTAACTCAGATGCAAACTTGCAGCAAATAGAAAACGATAAGAATCGTTTGATTGACATGATTGATAATTTAGCTGAAGTAGAAAAGAGAAAAGTTAAAACACATTAAATGATTGAATACCAAGGCAAAAAGGTTACGGCCAAAACCAAGGTCAAGCATGAATTGTCTGACGTGGTTATTGCTTGGGTCGATCAAGTTGTTAAGAATCCAGAGGGTGTCATACCCGATTGGAATCAGATGACAGCAAAGGAGCAAGAAGAGTTTGAGCGTCAAGCTTTCTTGTTAGAGGGTAAGTTGCACAAAGTTATCGGCGTGCAGTTTGCAGAGATAATCAGTAGCAACAGCTACACTAAAAAGATATAGGAGAAGGTATGAGTAGAATTGGAGATTTCTTAATAGGGATGCAAGAGGATGCTGAATGTGTTTCAGCTTCTTGCGATTCGTTTGAAAAGTTTGTAAAGGAGATGCGAAAGCTGAACATTTTATACACGCCAAGTTTATTAGAAGATTATTGGGATGGGTATGTAAGCTCGCAAGAAGAGCCTACGTATTAGCGTACGTATTACTAATCGCGAACAGGCAATCATTCGGCTTGTATAAACAATAGAAGTGCAGTTGCGGCAGGGTTTATTCATTCCTGTCTCCAGGGACTTTGAGGTGTAGTCTTGCAACGATACACACCTCACCTTTTATTGGAGATCATATGTTAAAAGCAGACGGATTCGACGAAGCCATCATTGGTATGTCCAGCGATATCGCAACAAGTGGAGAGCGTCTCATTTACGACGCCAATAAATGCATTGATATTCTTATCAGAGATCACGACATGAGCGAAGCAGAAGCCATAGAATATTTTGAATTTAACGTCTCTGGCGCTTACGTTGGGGAGAACACCCCCATCTGGTTATACCCATACGAAGATTTATAGGCTACACTTTAGATATGAAGATAGTCAAAATGGAAAAAGGCCCACCCACCATCGAAGAAGGTCGACGCAGACTCGATACTCTTTTTGAAGATTTTATTGCCAGAGGCGCTGATCCAGAGTTTACCGCCTTACTTATCTTTACTTACGGCGTAACCGAAACTCTCAATTACGCGCAATCGGTCGAAGAAGGCGTGAGAAAAATCGACGATATCCTCAACGCAGAGTTTGGTTTAGAAAAAGAAATTATCTTTACCCCCGAGTTCTTAACAGAAGAAAAAGACCCCGAATAGTTTTGTCAGCTTTTTCTGACAAAAGTACCCCCTTTTGGGTCGATTTTGGCTATATTTGGCGTAGTTTTGTCAGAGTGTCAGAAGTCTCTGACAGCTAAAAACGTGATAAGAATGCACTTTAGGCGTTTTGTCATTTTGTCAGGATACCCTTAAAATAACCCTCATATTTACCTCATAATCGTAAAAGAAAAGGGTAGGTAAAGAAAAGTATGACAAAAGTATATATATAGGTATAAATATAATAATATATATATAATTATTTATTGTATTAGTAGTACTTAGAGAGGTGTTGATAGTTTTGTCAGAGTTTTGTCAAGAGCTCTGACAAAAGTAGGAGAAGATATGTATAAATTAGTAAAAAAATGTCGGGAGGTTTTACCTCAAGAAGTTATAGATTTGCTAGAAAGACCAGATGTAGTAGAATTAGTCAGGTATTTTAACGGAACGCTAATTAGCTATAAGGTGAGAGATGAGCAAGGACGAATCGAGGATCAGACAGAAAGTGAAGATTGAACCTACACTTGCAGAGGCAGAAGATATGCCTGTTGAGTATATGAATCATAACGAAAAGAATCTAACCAAGCGACAGCGTTTGTTAGTCTGGAATGCAGTCAACGATCCTACTCTTACTTTTGCAGAAGCGGCTAAGAAGGCAGGCTTTAAGAATCCAAAGGTTGTTAGTCGGTATATGGGGCCAAATGGAAAGTATCAGCATGTGTATAGAGAATATGAAAGATTGATGGCGGAAGCGAAAAAGAAGTTTGAGCTGACGCATGATAACGCAGTCGAGGATTTGTATAAGCTAAGGGATGATGCCTGGAGTGCAGGTAATTTTACAGCGGCGATTAACGCCCAGAATTTACTTTTGAAAGTCGGGGGACTTATTGTTGATCGTCGGGAAGTATTGCATGGCAAGGTAGATCAAATGAGTCGGGATGAAGTTGAAAGACGTCTCGCCGATTTACTCGGGAAACAAGCTATTGAACATAAGTCGGGAATTGAGATTGAGGATAGGTCGGGATCGGGGGAAATAGAAGTCGGGGAAATTGTTGAAGAAAAAATTGTTAAGAAATCTAGTAAGGCCAGACCTATACCAGAGGAAGTAAAAGAAGAAGACGAGGATTAGTCCTCATCACACTTGTAATAGAGTTTAATTTCATTCGGTCTTGAATCTGGGGATTCATCTTCAGTCATTCCACATACAGAGCAAGACAAGGTATTTGTTTTAAGATGTATGTAGTTAGTTTCACATTCGCAATCCCAATATCTATCGTCGGTCTTAACTGTCATTTTCGGTCTCCTCATAATCCACAGTCAGAAGTTCACTATTCTCAACCTCGCACTCTGCATTTGCATAATTACCATTATCAACAAACCATTCTTTAGCTTGTTCAATAGTTCCTTCATACTCGTAATAGTATTTAACTGACTCTAATCTTGTTTCAGTAATTATTATTTTACTCATCTTCGTTCTCCCTCCTTGCATAATAATAATTGTCTACTTCTTCTAATATTTTAAGATTTGTTGCATCACTTAAAGCATTTGAATCGCATTTGAATATTTCTTTATTGTCATTAATTAAAGTTATTTCAACAATCACTTCTACATCTCTACTCATCTTCATTCTCCTCTATTTCTTGAATATCAATAGTTTCTTCGTTGTTATAACCATAATCTAATCCGTTGCCTGTTGAGACTTCGTTATCGGTATCGTATTCGCCTTCTTCAACTAACAGCTTAGCTTGTTCTTCGTTTTCAGCTTGAACAGTTATTTCTGAATAACCTGTCCAACTTCTAATTACTTTAAATGTTTTCATCTTGAGTCTCCGTAAAAATCTTCTACAAAATCTGAATAATCAATATAAGACATAAGCATATAAGCATCTTTGTATTCAGCATTGTTAACTTTGACTAATAAATTATGACCATCATCATTTATTTGTCCGTCTGAATGGCATAGAGATTCTATTGTTAAATCTTCGGTACAATCTATTACGATTGACTTAGCTGAGTCTAAATCAAACATACATAAACCTATCTGATTAGCTATTAATTCTTTTCTTGATATCTGGTGAATTTTACTCATCTTCGGTCTCCTTGATTTCTACTAGATACTCGGGGTCGAGGTCCTCACAAAGATATTCTATTGGTTTAAATCTAACGGGTTTCAATTTAAATTCTTTAATTGTTCCGTCCTCGTTTTCAAGTTCGTTGCCTTCGTCATCAAACTTAAAAAAAGTTATTGTATGTATTGCTACATTGTTATATTCATTCTTCATCATTTTTCTCCTTAAAACTATTTGAGTGTTGTTGCCAATAGTAAATTTTATCCAATAAGTATGAATAAGTTTTTCTATCTTCTGGTTCGCTTGTTGTTGAATAAAATAGATTTAAAATATTTTCCATTTCATTCAAATCTTCCTGTAAAAAATTTACCAATCTATTGCTCATCTTCTTTTTCCTCGGTTTTGTTATCTATTACAAATAAAACTATTAATATTAAAATGGCTAACTCAAACACTCGTTATTGTCCTTGTAAGCTTTTTGTTCATCTTTGGTTAAACATTCAAAATGCACTCTGTAAGTGCCGTCTGAGAATTCGTCTCGGCTTCTCTGGTCGTCTTTGCCGTATACATCATATGGACATATATCTTCGTCTAAGGTAATCATTTCATCACATCTGTCGCAAGGTAAAACTGAGCAATCGGAACATAGCCATCCGTCTCTGTATTCTCCTTCTGCAAAGATAGGATTGCCTTGTTCGTCGTTGATGTCGGATTCGTAATCAGCGTCTGCGGGAATCCTGTTAACAAAGAGTCCAGAGCCAAAAGAAGTATCTTTACCACAATTTACACATCTGTTGCCGATATCCATTAGTTTCTCTCCTCTTGCTCTAAGTCTTTGAGAATGTATTTGGCTTCTTCTTCTACATAATCTCTGCCTATAAATCCGAAACAAGACTCTAAATGATCTTGGGAATCTTTATCCCTTGCATAAATGATGTAGCCATAACATTCCCCATTAAGGTATAGAGAATATTCTTTAACTTCGTATTCAAGAACCTTAGTAGCATTTTCAATGTCTAGCATTCCGTACTCTTTGATAATATCTTCGTGAGAAACAAAGATATAACCTATTTGACCACTATCCCATTTGCAAGAAAATGCACTTGTTGAAAGAGCAATTCCAGAATGTTCATACATATATATGGGCAAGGCTAAGACATCCTCTTGCTCTACATAAGATATTAATTCTTCTTTATCCCAATTATTGTTGTCGGATAAATCATACCGAGAATGAAATGCTATTAGCGTTCCTAAACTGTAATCTGTTCTAGGGTTATAGCAGTCCTCGTCATTGATAATTTCTGCAACATAGTTCTTGGTTTTTATTGTTTCTATTACTTGGCACATATTAAGTCTCTCTCCTCTAAAAAATGCTTTATTCCTTCGGTTGATAATTGATCTTCAAAAACATATTTAAATGCTTCCTCTAAAGTAGGGCTAGATTCAAAAGTTTTAGGAAAGGTCTTGTAATCTAGCATGAGCCAAAGTTCCAAAGATGAACACCAGACTATATGTATATTATCTTTTTCAAAGTAATAATTGTCCGTCCAATCCCCATTAACATTTTCTTCTAGTAGAATGTCTAACATTTGTTGTCGGTTCATTTGGCGTTCTCCTCAAAATACTTTTCAAAGTCTTTGGTTATATCAAATTGAAAGTTAGGGTCGTCTCTTTTAAATTTAAAATATAGGGTTGTATTTATTCCACCAATACCCATCTCATCAAAGATTTCATCTGGGTCTAATTCTTCGTACTCATCCTCTATTTTTTTATATTGATCTTCTATCTCTTTGCTAGAAAATTCTAAAGTCCTTGAGCCTGTTTCCCATCCATCTAAACAAAATCCCCCATACATTGCATACCATTGCTCACCACCTAATTTTTCATTTGTCTCTGCATCAGCTTTTTCCAAAGAGCAATAATCTTCTTCAAGGCAAGACTCAAATTCATACAAATTAACAGTCGCCCATTTGAGTTCAAAATAGGCACAATTGCCCTCGTCAAATTCTTCTTTTATAAATACAGACCACTTAGGCATTTCATAGTGTTGGTTATCCATTAGATCAATCCCAATCTGAATTTGTTGTACTCATCTTCCCATTCGTTGGTTAACTTGCTCACATCAAAGTATTTATCCAAACTTGTTGTATAGTCGGTGAAACAATCAAGGTGTTCATTGCCCCCGTAATTAGTCCACATAATCCACATATGTCCAGAGTAATATTCATCTGGACATTCTTCGATAAGCTGTTCATCCGTCAAACTTTTAATTAAAATTCTTTCCTCATCTTCATAGGAATATTCTAGTAAATCTGATCTGATAGAATCTATTAATTCTGCATGAGTCTTAACTTTACTCTCGGGAATAATTTGGATATTGCCCCGTCTCTCGTCAAGTTCAAATTCACTCATAGTTTCCACCAAGGCTTTGAAGTCATACCCCCACGGGACAATCATATCTTCGCATCCGTTGTCGGCTAGATCGTAAGCATTGGCTCGGTACATGAGTTTATTTTTTTCGCACTCGTCTAAGATGGTTCTAAGCAATGATTTCATTTTTTACCTCGTTAATTGAAATTTTGTAAGTTGTTGGGCGTCCAGCTTTTAAAATAGCTAGATTGATTGTTGGGTTGTCGGGATTGTAATTGATTGAATGGTCGTACCTTAAATCGGTAGCGAAATTAAAATGGTCGGGGTACTTATCATTTTTCATTAGAGTATCCCAAATTTGCTGTAATATTTTTTGTTCAATACTCATTTTAAACTCCCGTCTTTGTTCATACCACAAACCACATAATCATCTGATTCTGTTAGGTAGTCGGCGATAGCCTTGTTTAACATTTTGCCAAGTCGGGTATGAGAGTCATAAAAATCCATAGGTAAGAGCATGGTTCTCCATCCGTGTTTTGCTAATTTGTCGGGAATTAAGATATCTATATCAATACTAGCATCCCCAATATTGATTGATCTTTTGGCGTAAATTTCATTTTCTTTAGGGTTTATATTCATTTGTTTAACTTCTCCAAAAATTAATTAAAAAACAGAGCATATATAAAGATTAAATAATTGTCTACTTTTTGTAGAAATTAATTTATTTGTATGCAATAATTAAAGAATAAATTAACGCCTTTTATTAGGCACTTTTAGGAGATAGAAAAAAATGGATAGAAGTAAATATGAAATAATCGAGGACGCCATATTAAATTTGGAAGTCGTCATTTGTAGAGAATTAGATGTTGATCTAGATCACCCTCTAATAAGAAAAACCGAAAGCTTAAGAAATGAGTTAGAGGAAATGAAAATGTCCGACGATCTTAAAGCATGGCAAGACGGCAGTTTAATTAATACAGACGCTATTAATAAATTGTCTTTAGGTGATCTTGAAAAAGTCTCTAAAATCTTAGAGGAGGTGAAGTAATGATTAATTATGAGCCAAAAATGGGAGAATCAATAACAGATTCTATTATTATATTATTAAATAAAGGTCATTCAGAATCGGCTATTTTTGATTTTATAAAACGCAATTGCCCTATGGTAATGAAATCTACATGGCAACAAGCTAGTATGAAAAATCACATTTCAAAAATTTTAGAGGGGGTGAAATAATGAGAACTGATATTAATCCAGACGACGGCAAATACACATACATAGACACACAAAGCCACGCTTATTTGGTTGTGCCTATGCATGAAGTATTAGCACTAGAACTAGCAGATGAGATTAGCGAATACTCATATACAGATGGCACTACTGTTTACTTAGAGGAAGATGTAGACGCTTATAAATTTTGTACTCAATATGCATATGCAAAAGATGAGCCGCTAAGATATGGCGACATTCAATATGTATTGGCAGAAAAATGGCAAGACAAATTAAAGTCTTTAGAGAGATTCAATCCTAGGATGTCAGCTAGAGTTATTGGATATGGAGAGGTGCAAAAATGAATGAGTACAAAGTAGTTTTTTATAATCACAATATCAGCGACGGCTACATTCAAGTCATTAGGGGTATTCTTGCAAAAAGCGATAATCACGCCATAGAAAAAATAATGGACACTTGGAATGTTTACAAAAATTGGATTATCAGTACTAGCATAATTAAATTAAATAGGGGTCAAAAATGAAATCATATGTAAGTAAAACTGATTTTATAGATTGGTTTAGATCAAGTGATACATATAAAAATAATTTTTCATATGAGGGTTTAGACGCCTTATTTGATTGGTTAGAGGAATATGAGGACGGAACGGGGCAAGATGTAGAATTTGACCCTATTGCCATATGTTGCGAATTTTCAGAATATGAGAATTTTCAAGAAGTAAAAGAAAATTACAGTTGTATAAATGATATGGACGATTTGGAAATGCATACTTCTGTTATACCTGTATACAATATTGACGGCTCAAAATCTGAAAAGTTAATAATTGTAGATTTTTAAAACTATCTCCAATAGTTTAAGGGGTCATTTTTGACCCCTTTTTTGTACTTAGCGTCAACGATAACATTTGTTCCTATTCTATAGGCAGGGGATAGCAATATAAAAAATAGCATTTCCCTTGTTGCTCGGCTTTCCCTTTTAAAAATTTGGGGCGTCGGCGTCGGAAGTCGGGAAAGTCGGGAGTCGGGAACAGCTAAAGACTAAGGAGTGCCAAGACACATTCAAGATCAATTGCATATACAGTATGAATTAATATTAATGATGCAAATATCTAAAATTTAGACCCTCCAAAACCCCTGTTATTAAGGCAAAAAAAGGCTTTTACAATTAGTCTCCAACTGATATATAATCTGAGGTAAGCCAACAATTCCGTTGGTGAATTTGGAGATAGATAAATGAATAAATTATCTGAAAACTTTACCCCTTCTAGAACCTCTAGAGGGAATCGTCATATCGTCAAGGGTCAAATTATCCAAGGCGACGAATACGAGGTCGACGGAATCCGTCGAGCCTTTTGGTCCAATCCCGACGGCAGTCATTCTTGCCACCTGTTCAGACTGGTGAGGGGCGAAGTGATCGACAGGATTACTGTTGATTCTTGGGAAGGCGAAGGCTTGAATGAATTTGCCTTGAGAACTGAGTCAATCATTCTAGGAGGTGTTAAATGAGTCAGTTCGATTCTAATGGTGAGCTTGATATCTTGGAAGAAATCAAAAACGAGATATGCGAGAAGTTGGGCGAGAGGATGAGAGATACAGCGTACTCCACATCTTCTGATAGCTACTTGGTCAAGTCCCTGGTCGATCGAGGTCTAGCAGATTCCAGGGCGTTGCCGATTGCCAACGCTCTGCGTGATGGCAATATGAACGCCTTGGCTTTTGCCGTATGTGCTTGCGACGAGTGGAACTTCCCACACTTGCTGAAGATAGAGCCTAGAATCTTTTGGATGCTACTGGTCAACGAGACTGACCCAGTCCTTATCCAAAGACTTGAGGAGGTGATGAAATGAGCTTGATCGTAGACTTTACAAACATCCGAGAGGATGCCAAAGATGAACTTTGGCATCATCAAGAAATGATTGGATATTATATGATGGCGATCGGTATGGGTGAGATTACCGAGAAGAATCATCTCGAAGTATATGCTCGTTTAGTCTTGCTACAAGCTAGCACGCTAGACGACAGTAAGCCTTGGATAACTCTTAGAATGGTTAAGGGTTTAATCAACGCTAGATTCAATATCGCCTTTGAGAGCAAAGCCAAGTTTTCTTCAAGAATGATGAAGGCTACGCTCAGAGAAGTCGAGAGACAAGAAACCAAGGAGGTGCAAGATGTCGCTTAGTCGTAAACACTATATCGAGATCGCCAAGCTCATCCTAGAACTTAGGGATGTAGACTGGAGATTCGACGAGACTATTGATGAGGGGTTGAGTGATTTCATTTCAAGCCTTTGTTATTACTTCAAGCAAGATAATCCAAACTTTGACTATAAGAAGTTTGAAACTGCTTGCGGATTTCCCAAGGGTTTATATCCCGAGGAGGAATATGATTGAGATATTAATCGTATTACTTCTAGTTATTCTTTGGATAACTGGGTAATACCAAAAGGAGAAGGGGGGCAATAGCCCCCTTTTTTTTGTTTATTTATACCGAGAGGGGAGGAGGGGGGCTAAATTCTAGGGTATTTTGTATGTATTTGCTAACGAGAGGGGAGAAGGGCGGCAAATATAGGGGTATTTAGGGGTATTTATAGGGATATTTGGCAATATTTACAGATATTTGCACATATTTAGACAAATATAGCCGTATAAATAGATATTTATAGGGGTATTTATCTTGTATGCCCTTCCCTTTTTGCAAGGCATAATAAGGTCAGCGCAAGCGCTGTTATAAGAATTTACACGCTCGTTCCTCGCTTAATAGAATGCCCTCGCCTGCGGCTCGGATGATTCTTTATAGGTCGGTTTTGTCGGAGGATCGGGCAGATTTAAACAACCCCACCCCCCCAAATATATAACAACATCCATATACATACAGACAAGTACAATAATACACATACTCAAACTCTCATATCTAAAGATTGCCTTTTTTATATCCCTCATATATCATTCGTTTGCAGGTAAGGTATTTTTGCACTTCGTTCAATCTATCTTCTCCAAGATCTTTACTTTGCCTGCCCCTAAAAAAATTTTTTCCAGCCAAAAAAAATCCTGAGACGAAAAAGTTATCCACATTTTTTCCCCAGATCAAAACTAAATAAACAAAAGGGTACCCATACCCCCCAAAATTTTTCTATACTTTTTAAAGTTTGAGATGTTAGAATAAGTCAACCGAGGAAACGATATGGGATTTTTAAGTAAAGTACGAAAAAGAATGAAAAAACAAATAGCTCAAATGCCAAGAAGTAAAGGCGGTTTTTTGCGTGGCATGCCGATGATGAAACCCAGTATCGGAGACATGCGTTTTCGAGGTAGAATGCCAAGCAGAGGCGGCTTTAAAAATTTAGGCGAAGCCATTCGCAGGTTAAATGAACAACAAGGTATGAGACCTCAACCTATATCAAGAGCAGAAAGGATGCCAGTTAGTAACGCTCCTTCTTTCAACCCAACCATTTTTGGTCAACCTATCGGCGATATGGATTTCAGCAACATGCCTGACTTTTCTCAAATAGATCTAACGAACCTACGAGTTCCAACTCAGATGCCGATGACTCAAGACCTTCCAGAGGTTGCACCTATTGGAATGATGCCTCAAATGCGTATGGGTGGTATGGAGCCACGTATGATGATGCAAGAAGGTGAAGACGTTTCTCTCGAAAGAGAATTATTTAGTTTGCAAGCGCAACTTAAAAATTTAGAAGAACAATTGCGCCTAGACCGATCTTATAACGACGACCAAGCCGTTATAAATACATCTGCTGAAATGGCTGCCATTCAAAAAAGAATACAAGAAATAATGGAAGGCAGACCCCAACTAGCAGAAGGCGGAGACTTCCCCGACCTAACAGGCGATGGTAAAGTGACTCAAGCAGATATATTAAAAGGCCGAGGTGTTTACGCTGAAGGCGATGAGGTAATGATGATGGAAGAAACTGAAATGATGGCTCCAGGCGGAGATGAGATCGAAGCAAGCTTGATGGAAGTTCAGGGCATGCAACCTGAAACTCAAATGCTAGACCAATACGTACAAATGGTTATTGAGATGGTTCAAGCTGGCGCATCCGAAGCCGAGGTAATTGAATCGCTAAGACAAGCTGGCTTGGATGATGATGATATTGCAGCTGTATTTCAAGCTGTAATGGAAACTTTGCAAGGCAGTATGGAACAAGGCGGTATCGACGCAGAGCTGGCCCAACTTAGCTAACGATGGCCAACGAGCCAACCAATATAGAAAATCTTTTACAGATGCTGGGTCAATCAGCGCCTGTAACTGAAGCTCCCCCAGGTACTTTCGATTTAGGTACTATCGAACCATTCAATCCGATAATGGAAAGATACAAGCCTAATCCGTTGGATGAATTTGCGATGATGATGGTAGGCCCAACCAGCAAAGCAAGACTGGCTCAATTAGCCAATCCTACTGATGAAGTTTTTGCAACAGCAACCAGAAAAGAAATACTAGATTATATTAAAACCATTCCTTTAAAAATAAGGCTAGCTTTACGAGCAGATGACTCTATTCCTTTGAAAGGCAAGTATGCAATTTTAGACAGCGATAAAATAGATTTTTACGAAGACGTTGTTAATTTGAATAAGCTCCCTAAAAATTTTAAAACTGGCGATAACACTTTAGGAAAAATTTATATGGAAAAAAACAACATTCCGTCTAGAGTTGATATGTCAGATCCTTTGGTAGGTTTTAAACCTAGACCTTACTTTGAAGAAATTGTTGACAAAAAAGGCGTTGAAAAAATTAAATTGTATTTTCCAAAAACTGGCAGGCTGGAACCTTACGGGACTCAAACTAAATACAGACAAAAAACTTTGACCAATCCATCTAAAGAACAGTTGGATAAATTATTTAAGGGAATCAAAGAAAGTGACTTAAAAAAAGAATTAGCTAGAGTGCAGAAAGCTGAAAGGCTAGATGTTCCAAATGCTACAACTAAAGATATAGCTGAAGCTAACCAATTAAGAATGGGCACGCCTTACAGAACTTCTGAAGAAATATCAAAAGAATTGTTAGACTTACAAGGTGCAGAAAAACTAGATTTAGATTTGCTAGCAAAATTAAGAAAAGAATTTAATTTATAACATATGGATTTTTCCAAACTTACAGAGGCTGAACTCAAAGAAGCCCTGCTGCTTTTAGAAAAGCAAGACGGTTACTCAACGCAAGATGAGTGTCAAGAATCTTTTTTGAGTTACGTCAATCACATGTGGCCAGAGTTTGTCTGCGGTCGCCATCATCAGATATTTGCCGAAAAGCTAGAGCAAGTTGCTAGAGGTGAAATCAATCGTTTGATTGTTAACATGCCGCCTCGACATACCAAATCTGAGTTTGCTTCAAC